GCTGCCGAAGCGCCCGAAGGTTTGGCAGGAAACGAAAAGAGAACCGATAACAAGGCGAGCAAGGCGGCAGAAACCGCAAGCGAACAGGAGGCACTGATTTATATGGGACCTTCAAAAGGCGGGATTGCGCAGAACACGGTTTTCGCTGACGGCAAGTTGGATGACAGAGCTTTGAAGGTACAGAGTATGACACCGCGAGCGAGTTTGCTGTTTGTGCCGATTTCGCAGTTATCGGATGCGCGGAAGATGCTACATCGGGAAGGGACTGCAATTCAACTGGCGTACAAGGCGCTGAGAGACAGGGAGGAGTGAGAGAATGAAGTATTTGCACAAGATTGAGACCAGGGAGCGGGACCTTACGATTGCAACGCCGCAGACCGCAGTTGCCGGGCTGCAGGTAATTGTAGGCACGGCGCCGGTCAACATGACGGACGATCCTGCCGCCACGGTAAACACACCGATTGTCTGTGAGACATTTGATGAGGCAGAGCGAAAGCTCGGATTCTTGGAGGACTACAAGAACTATACGCTTTGCGAGGCGATGGACGCGAGTTTCCGGAAATTTGGTGTTTCGCCGGTGATTTTTATCAACGTGTTGGATCCGGCAAAGCATAAGACGACGATGCCGGCGGAAAGCGGCACGGCACAGGATGGAGTCTTTGTGGTGAAAAAGACCGGCATTCTGAAATCGAGCGTTGTGGTAAGCGGCGCGAGCGGTGCGCTGACACTTGACACGGACTATGTGCTGGATTTCACGGAGGAAGGCTATTTGTCGATTTCCTTCCTGACGGCACAGACGACTGTCAGCGTGGCGGCGGATATGCTGAATCCGGCGGCAGTCACAGAGGATGACATTATTGGCGGTTTCCATGCGGAGAGCGGCACGGAGAGCGGCCTGGAAGTCGTGCGGCAGATTTATCCGAAGACCGGATATGTTTTCGGTATGCTGGTTTGCCCGAAGTGGTCGCAGAAAAAGAAGGTCGCAGCCGTTATGGCGGCAAAGACGGAAGATGTGAACGGCCTTTTCAATGCGATTGCGGTGATTGACTTGGATACAGAGACTTGCAAGAAGTATACGGATGTCAAGAAAGCGAAGGAACAGCTTGGCGTTTCGGACAAGAACGCTGTCATTGTCTGGCCGTGCGTCAAGTACAAGAACAGCGTGTACGACTATTCCGTTGTGTGGGCGGCACATGCGGCGCTACTGGATGCGGAAAACGGCGATGTCCCGTACAAGTCCCCGTCGAACAAGCCGATTGGCGTATCGTCTACCTGTCTGGCAGACGGCAAGGAAATCTATCTGGACAACACGCAGGCGGCATTCGTGAATTCGTGCGGTGTGGTGACGGCGGTAAATGACCAGGGATGGAAGTCGTGGGGCAATGAGAACGCGGGCTTTCCGGAAGTAACCAGCGCCAAGGATCGCTATATCTCGAACCGGCGCATGATGAACTGGTATCGCAATCGCTTTGTGCTGGCGTATAAGGACAGGGTGGATGATCCGGCATCCCGAAGAACGGTTGAGGCGTTTGTGGATTCGGAGAATCAGTATTTGAATTCGCTGGCGTCGGGCGGCTACATTCCGGCCGGATGCAAGATTGGTTACGACGAGAAGGTAAACACGACGGAGGCGATCATGAACGGCGATGTTGTGTTTGACACACAGCTCGCGTTTTTCCCGGTCGCAAAGCATATCGTGAACCGAATCAGCTTCAATCCGCAGCTGATTACGGACGCACTGTCTGGAGGTGAGAAGTAATGAGAAACAGAATCACGAGATCGATGATTCCGGAAGTCATTAATAACTTCAATGCGTATGTTGGAGAAAACGGCGAAAAGCTGATTGGACTTTCCGGACAGGTGACACTGGCAAGTCTGGAGCTTATGACGGCAGAAATCAGCGGCGCGGGAGTGGGCGGAACTTACAGTGTACCGGTGGGAGGGCTTTTCCAGGATATTACGCAGGAAATCCCGATGCAGGCGCTGACGCCGCAGATTGCGCAGATGCTGAATATCAAGAAGAAGTGCCGTATCACGCTGAGAGGCGCAATGCAGATTTATGACAGAGAGACGGGCGCGAGAGACTATGTGCAGATGCGGTACACGGTTGAGGGCGCCGTCAAAGGCATGAATCCGGGAAATCTCCAGCTGGGCAACCCGATGGGCACAACGATTACGGTATCGGCAACCTATGTGTCGCTGGTTGCCGGTGATGACACCCTGATTGAGATTGACAAGCTGAATCAGATTTGCGTTGTGGACGGCGAAGATATTATGCGAGAGATTCGCGAGAGCTGCTAAGAGAATCAAGACGGCCGGTGCTGCATGAGCGGCATCGGCTTTTTCTAAAAGGGAATAGGAGAGGTGCGAGCAATGGGAAGACAGAATAAGGCGGTCGGTGGAGAAAATCGCGGTGCAAGCGCGACGGAAGAAGCAAATGTAAAGCAGGGAGCGGCGGGCGCAGTGCAGGACAAGGTACCGGCGATGATGCCGCTGGAAGTGCCGTTTGAGTTTGAGGGGGAAACATACGAAAGCATTGATTTGTCAGGGCTGGCAACGGCGAGGGCAGAGGATATGTGCGAGGTGGATGAGGAAGCCAAACGGCAGGGAGACAGCAGTGTAAACGGACTGCATCCGGAAATTACGCGGAAGTATGCAATGCTACTGGCGTGCCGACTGAACCGGAAGCCCTACAACTGGCTTGACAAGATGAACGCAAAAGATTCGATTCGGCTGAGAGAGACGGTGACAGCTTTTTTCTACTTTATGGCCTGAGCCGAGAATCGGCGGCAGAGCTTAGGAAGATTATTGTCTGGATGTCGCTGAGGCTTAGGACGGGAATCGAATTTTTCTATCGAATGAAGATTACGGCTTTACTGGAGTGGGCAGAGACCGTGCGGGAGATGACTGAGGAGAAGTAATGGCGGGAAGAAATACGCAGTATGATTTTCTGATTAAAATTTTGGGACGCGTGGATCCGTCGCTCAAAACATCGGTGCAATATACCAAACGGCAAATGAAGAAATTCGAGAGCGATTTCTACAAGACGGAAGGCAAAATCTGGAAGAAGGCAACGGGCATTGCGTCGGCTGTCGCAAAAGTGGGAGCGGCGGCGGGAGTGGCAACGGGGGTTGCGCTTAAGAAAGCATATGACGTCGGGTCGGAATTTGAGAAGCACATGGACGAATGGTCCGCAACCGCCGACGCAAGCAATGCGCAATACGAAAAAGCAAGGGAAGCCGCGCTGCTTTGGGGACGCAAAACCACAAAGACAGCGACGGAGTCGGCGGATGCTCTTAAGTATATGGCGCTTGCCGGATGGGATGTGAATACGTCAATTAAGGCACTGCCGAGCGTCCTGAAGCTTTCCGAGGCCACAAACCTTGATCTTGCAAGAACGAGTGACCTTGTGACTGACGCTATGGCGGCAACGGGGACGGAAGCGGGAGACCTGGCGCGCTTTCTGGATGTCGCGGCAAAAGCGAACAATCGTTCAAACCAGACGGCGGAACAATTGCTGGAGGGATATATCAGAACAGGCGCGCAGTTGCATGATTTACATGTCCCGATTGAAGAATCGGCAACGGCGTTCGGCGTGCTGGCAAATCGCGGCTTAAAGGCGGAAGAGGCTGGAACCGCATTGCGGTCGGTTTTAATCAACCTGACGACCGGGGCGGGAAGCGCCGGGGAAACGATGGAGAAGCTCGGCATATCGGCATTTGATGACGAGGAAAGATTCATTGGCCTGAAGAACACGATGATGCGCGTGAACGACGCAACGCGGAACATGAGCGACGAGCAGAGGAATGCCGCGCTTTCCGCGCTGGGCGGCAAGCGAAATGTGGCGGCACTGAGCGATATGCTACAGAGCTTAAACAATACGCTGGCGGACGGAAGAACGGAGTGGGATGCACTCCGCGAGGACTTGGACAACGCCGGAGGCGCGCTGAACAAAATGTCGAAGGTTAAGAAGGATAACCTTTGGGGCGATTTGAAGATCCTTGAAAGCGCAATGCAGGATGCCGGAATTCGAGCGTATGACGGATTCGCAAACCCGCTGAGAGACGCAACGCAGTTGGCGACAAAAGAGGTATACAAGTTCTCGGACAATGTATCCGACAAGATTGGTGTGTGGTATCCGACGATAAAGCGAAGTGCGGAAGAAGCCGGGAAAGGATTGAAGGAATTTACCGCACCGATGTTTTCACTCGGGAAGTGGCTTGTGGCGAACGGAGATTCCACGGTCGCGGTGCTGGCCGGTATTGCCGGTGGAATTACAACGTTGCACGCCGCGGTGAGTGCACGGAAGCTGAGCAAAGAAGTTATTAAGTTTACAAAGCTATTCAGCAATCCGATTGCAAGCCCGATTATGCTCATGGGAGCGGCGGCTACAGTTCTGGTTGCGGTCGCGACGAAATATAAAATTGCATCGGAAGCAGCAAAGAAGGCGGCCTTAGACAAGACATTCGGAAACATTGCGCTGTCTGAAAAAGAGCTGCATGAAGTGTCCCGGAAGATTATCGGAGAAGGGACGATTGACAGGCTGGTAGGTTCTGTTGAGCGGCTTGGCGAGTTGAAGGACAGCGGGAAAGCAATCAGTGACGTGGCGGAGAAGAGCAAGGAGTTGCTCTTTAAGGTGAGGAACGGAATCACATTTACCAGCGACGATTCAGCGGCGCTGGGAGACAACATCAAGTCCATGATTGAGGACGGCCTTAAGATTGCAAGCGAGGCAAGCTATACAGATGCGATCAGTGTGCGGGCCCTTTTCGGAAATGACGAAGAGGGGAAAGGGCTGATTCAGAATTTTGCAAGCTACAACGAACAGATCGGTAAGGAAATCAGCGAGAAGGGAGAAGAACTCGGAAAGCTGTATTCGGACGCTATCAAGGACGGAGCGATTGATAGCCATGAGGCAGAAATCATTGAGGCAAAGATTCAGGAGTACCAGAACATCACAGATGGAATCACGCGCTATGTGACAGAAGCAAAGCAACGGCGCCTGGTCGATGATGTGCTGGCAAAGGGCGGGCAGCAGTTGACGCCGGATAGCCTAAAGAATCTGTACTCTGATTTGAACAGCACAACAAAAGAAACGCTGAACAATCTTGAAACGACATACGAATACACGCAAGGCAAGCTGGAAAAGCAGAGAGCTGATTCGGCGAGCGGAAAGATTGCGGAAGGGACTCCGGGATATCTCAGCGCCGATGATTACAACGCAGCGATAGAGCAGGCGCGGAATAAATACATCGGGGAGCGGAACCGTGTTTCATCGGCAAGTGTGACTTCAAGCATTGAAGCCATTATGCGGGCGGATAGCGGTAAGTATCAGGCGGCGTCCGACCGGCTATCTGAGGCGATTGTAAAGGCTGAAAACGAAGCGTGGGAAAAGGCACAGGCAAGAGGCAATCCGGAAGCGCACTATGCCACTTATTTGCAGGAGAGTCTGGCGGCGGCGCAGTACACGGTGGGTGAGACACTGAGCAATGCGGAGGTGAAGAACCTACAAGACTTACGCAAGGCAATCGAACCGCAGATTGCTGAACTGAGAGCGGCGCGGGATGAGGCGTTAAAGCGCGGATTAAAGATTGATCCGGAGACGGCGAAGGCAATTAGTCTGGCGGACAATCTGGACATGCTGATTGGCGATAAAAATGCAATCTACAAGAAGGTCGGGTCCCTTTTCCAGGGAAATGAGAAACAGGTATCGATACTGGGAAGCGCAAAGAATATCCCGGCTATGATTAAAAACGGGATTATGTCCGGGCTGAAAGAAAGGCAGATGGACGGAGCGGGAATTGCGGACAGTGTTGGAACGAACATTAATTCGGGACTGCGGGAGAAATTAAACAGCGGATTCTTTATGCAGAGCGCAATTCCGGCAGTGAACAATATGAGAAGCGCATTCCAGACCGCAACGCTAAGCACTCCGATTGTCCTTACGCCGGATATTCGAATTGATACAAGCCGCGCCATGATGGGAACGCTGCCGACAATACAAGCGGGGAATGTGGGCGCGCCGGTGAACTATAGGAGCAGCAGTCCGGCAGCCGGAAAGAAGCAGACACCGCCGAAGACCACCAACTTCCTGAGCGGGCTATTCAAGAAGAACGCACTTGGCGGAATCTACGACAAGCCGATTCTGACTGAGGTGGCAGAGGCCGGTGACGCGGAGGCTATCATTCCGATTAACCGGACGGCGCGCGCGGCAGAACTATATAAAGAGACAGGAAGAAGGCTTGCGGCGCAGGGAAACGGCACAGAGGCGGCGGCCGCGAATATCAGCCTGACTATCAATGTGGCGGGAAATGCGGACCGAAAAGAGGTTGAGGCGGCAGGACAGACGCTATTAGACCGGTTCGGAGAGTTGATGCGGCAATATCAGAGAAGGGAGGCTCGGACAGCGTTTTGAGGCAATATGAGACGGTGAGCGGCGACACATTTGATGTTGTCGCTCATAAGATATGGGGAGATGCAAAAAGAGCCGGAGAGCTGATGCAGGCGAATTTTGCGGCATTGGAATTTCTGATTTTCCCGTCCGGTGTGATCCTGAAAGTTCCGGAAGGCGGGGATATAAGCGCGGCGAGAAATCAGGCAAACGGGAAGGCAGGAGATGCATTTAATTTCAGGGAGGTAATTCTTGGGACTGGCAAGGCGGGCGCGGGTAAAGATTCTGTATGACGGACAGGACACGGGGCTTTCTGAGAAGGCGCTATCGGTATCTTATACCGACAATGCCGAAGGGAAGTCGGACGATGTAAGGGTCACACTGGAAGATAGGGATTTGAAGTGGATAGAGGGGAAGAACAGCCTGCCGGAGATTGGGCATGAGCTGGATTTGACAATCTATCTGGATCACTGGGATACCGACCTTGATATGCAGAGCTACCATGTGGGTAAGTTTGTGATTGATGATATCACTCTGAGCCATGGAGCGGCCGGAACGGTAACACTCGGCGCCGTGTCTATGCCGGCGGATGAAGGGTTCAATTCCGTGTGGCGGTCGGAGACCTGGAACAAGGTGACATTAAAGCAGCTGGCACAAGAGATTATGGCGCGCTACGGCATGGAAAAGCTTTTCTGGTACGGAGAAGAGCAGATTTTGGAAGCGGTAGAGCAGCAGAATGAAAGCGACAGCGCGTTCTTGAAAAATCTGTGCGACAAGCAGGGGCTGTGCCTGAAAGTATATAAAACGGGGCTTGTGATATTCGACAAACGGCTATACGAATCGCGGGGATTCAAGTACCTGTTTACGCGGTATGACACGGAGAGCCTATCCTACAACCGGACGCTTTTCGGGACCTATACCGGCGGAGAGGTGAAGTATACAAAGAGCGGCGGGAAAGAGAGCGAAGCAAAGACGATTGATGTGACGGTGGGAACGCCGGAGAGATTGCTTAGACTGAATCAAAGTGTGCAAGATGAGGAAGAGGCAAGAAAGCTCGCGATTGCCCGCGTGAACGAGGCAAATGAGAAGGCGGAGACAGTGAGTTTAACCGTGATACCACAGACGATTTTATATGCCTCGGACAATTTCTTTTTGGATCGCATGGGCGTGATGGATGGAAAGTATTTTACGCAGAGCGTGACGCACAATATAGACGGCGGGAGATATAGCTGCACCGTGAACGGATACAAGGTATTCAACAGGCTGTGAAGGAGAAGAGGCAGTGGAAAATATAAGGCTGGGAAGAATCAGTACATTTGACGCAGAGAGCGGCACGGCCTCGGTGTACTATCCGGACAGGGGAAAGAACGCAACAAAGAATTTCCCGATACTGGCGCCGTTTGGGATTGCGCAGAAATTTGAGAAGGAAGACCTGGTTGTTGTGATGTATTTCTCAAACAGCGAAGAGAGCGGCGTAATTCTCGGCGGCGTTTCGGCATACGGGAATGTGCCAAAGGCTGTAATTGGGGTGAAAGACGGAGCACTGACGGCAGAGGCGGCTTCCGTTACATTCACAGCGGGCGGAAAGCAAATCGACTTGAAAGAGCTGGCTGAGAAAGTGGAGGCAATGGGAGCGGAATGAAGGTTGGAAGCTGGGGAAATGTAATCCGCTTTCAGGTATCGGAAAACAGAGTGATGACTTTCCAGAACGGAATGACGAGAACGAGCACGGTGCAATGCGAGACGCATAACATGCTATATGGTGCGCCCCGGATGCAGTTTGTGGGTCCCGGAACGGAAACGGTGCGTTTTACGATGGAGCTGAACGCGATGATTTGCCGGAAGCCGGTGCGAGTAGAAAACGACATAAGAAGAGCGATGCTTAAGGGAGAATATTACCCGCTGATTGTGGGAGGGAAGTGCATTCTGAAAAATGCACTGATCACATCGATGTCTACAAGCTACGATATCGTGATTGTAGACGGGCGCATTATGTCGTTGAAGATAGATATTGAGATGAGCGACTATAACTAAGGGAAGCGGGCACGGAGACTATGAGAGCGGAATATATCACGAGCGAAAACGATGAAGAGATGCAGGAGATTCTAAAGGGATTGGCTATGCTTTTATCGGTGCCGGAAGGGTCGATGCCGTGCAATCGGAATTTCGGGATTTCGTGGTCAAATTTGGATTTGCCGAAGGAAGAGCTGGAGAACGAATACGCGACGGCGCTGATTATTAAGGCGGCGGAGTTTATTCCGGAAATAGAAATCCGTGAGATAAAGTTCACTGAGAATGAAGACGGCGAATTGCTGGCAAGAATCGAAGTTGAGAGGTCTTGAGCGTGGGAAAAACAGATGAGCTGAAAAAATATCCGGAGCTTTCATTTATCGACGAAATGACATTGCCACGTTTAATCGAAAATATGGAAGCGTTATACAAGCAGAAGTATTTCGAGACGACGGGAAGGATAAAGCAGTTCCGGGCGACGGACAGAGAGCGGCTATTGCTGGAGGCCTGCGCCTATTATCTTTATCAGGGCTATGTGATGGTGGATCGCGCCGGAAAGATGAATCTTCTGAAATACGCGGAAGGAAAGTATCTGGAAAACCTCGGGGCACTCAAAGGGATTCAGCGGAACGGCGCGGAGGGCTCGGTGGTGACGGTAAAGTTTTCCTTACGATCGAGGCGTGAGAGCACGACACCAATCCCGAAGGGTAGCCGCGTAACAGCGGGGGACGGCGTGGCGTTTGAGACAACGGCATATGCAGAGATACCGGCGGGAGAAACATCGGTACAGGTCAAGGCAAAGTGTCAGAGCACTGGGCTGATTACGAACAACTACGCTGCCGGAGAAATCAGCCGGATGGTAGATGCCATTCCGTATGTGGACGCGGTGCAGAATATGACAATTCCGGCAGGCGGCAAAGATGTGGAAACGGACGATGAGCTGAGAGAGCGGATTTATATGGCGCCGGAAGGATATACGACGGCCGGAAGTCTGGAGGCGTATCGATATCATGCAATCCGGTTTGATTCGACGCTGGAAGACGTGGCTGTATTTTCGCCGGCGCCGAACGAGGTGACGATTGTTGCCCTGCAGGACGGCGGCGTTATTCCGTCCGGCGAATATATAGAAAATCTGCAAAAGTTCATTTCGAGAGATGATATTCGGATGCTGACTGACAAAGTGAGCGTCAAGGCGCCGCAAACGATGCCCTATGACGTGGATGTTGAATACTGGATTAACAAGAGCGATGAGGACCGGGCAGAGACAATCCAGAAGAGCGTCAACGAAGCGGTTGAAGAGTTTATCAACTGGCAGAAGGGAAAAATCGGGAGAGACATTGTGCCGGACAAGCTGCGGTATCTGATGATTCGCGCCGGAGCAAAGCGGGTTGAAATTGCCAAAAGTCCGCAGTTTATGACGGTGGGACGTGACACCGTGGCTGTATTGGGAAGGAAATCTATACGATACCAGGGGCTGGAAGATGATTGAATACCAGAGCGGTGAATTAAAAAATCTACTGCCTGCGGTATTTGCGGAAGATGCCGAAGTGATTGCGCTGTCATTTGCGTTGAAGCGAACCATGGCAGATGTGCTGCAGGCGGCGGCACGGACGGGAATATACGCGGATCTGGACGGAGTACCGGAAAAGGTCTTGGACTACCTCGCAAAAGAATGGAAGGTCACATACTACAGAGCGGAATTCAGCGTGCAGAGAAAACGCGAAATTCTGAAAAATGCCTTGAAGGTAAAGATGTTTGCAGGGACAAAAAGCGCGGTGCAGCAGTTGGCGTCTATGCTTTTTGGAAAGGCAGAGATTGAAGAGTGGTTTGAATTCCGGGAAGCAAGACAAGAGCCCGGATATTTCGATGTGAAGGTGACGGCGGAAGAGACGCTGACAGCCGAACAGCACGAGGGGTTCGGGCGGCTGATTGAAGATATCAAGAATGCGTCGTCGCATATCCGGACAATCAAGACACAAGAGACGGCACAGGGCAGCGTCTATACCGGCGCGGCACTTGGAGAAGCACTTGAGCAGGGACTTGAAGTCAACGGGGGGTAAGAGTGGCGAAATACAGAAAAGTTGAGATTACAGACGCGGGCACGGCGCTCGCGCGCCGAGCGCTTTCCGGAGAGACAAAAATCACATTCACGAAGGTTGAGACGGGAAGCGGAAGCTATAGCTTGTCAGAGAACCTGAAAGAAAAACAGGGATTAAAGGCAAGGGAACAAAGCTTTGCCGTGTCGAGCGTTGAAAGCGTACCGCAATCGGGGATGATTGTACGAGCTGTAATCAGCAATCTGAATCAGGACGGAAGCCATGTTCAGAGCGGGTACTACATGAGAGAAGTTGCCTTGTATGCAAAAGGCAATTCGGGAGCGGAAATCCTATACGCGCTTGCCGTGGCAGAGCAAGGGAAAGAAGAGTATGTGCCGGAATACGCTGCCGGGCATCCGTTTTCCAATACGCTGGATTTTATTCTGGCTTTGAGCAATGCAGAGAATATCCAGATTCAGTATGAACTGAGCGCCTATGCGACGGCGCGGGATCTGGCGGCATTGCGGGGGAAAGTGCAGGAAAACACCGACAAGGCGACGGAGAATCAGACGAAAGCAAAACGCGCGGAAGAGAAAGCAGACCTGAATGCGAAACGCTGGGACATTGAGGTAACGCTGGATGGCTGGAGCAGCACATTCCCGTACAAGAAAACGGTGGCGGTTCAGGGAATGAAAACTGAATACGCGCCGTGCTTTTCCGTATTGAACGATGCAACGGATGAGACGAGCGCAAAGCGGATCCGGAAAATATCGCTGAAAAGGGTCCGCACCATGAACGGCAGTGTGGAGATTGAATGCATGAAGCCGCCCGCAACGGCATTCCGGATGATCGGAAAGGGTGTGTGATATGGCGGAAGGAATTGTATTACAGAACGGCGGCGGAGGCGGCGCGTCTGATGAGCTGACGGCAGCGGCCGCAAATGTGCTTGCCGGAAGAACCTATGTCGGAGCAGATACAGAGGATGAGGCAGGAGCGGGAACGATGCCGGATAACGGCGCAATGCAAAGAGTGCTGCGAGCCGGTGAAAATATCCCGATTCCTAAGGGATATCACAACGGAAGCGGGACGGTAAGAGCGGCACCGCTTGCGGAACAGACTCCGGGCAACGCGACGGCGGGAGATATTCTGAGAGGGAAAACAGCGTGGTCTAACGGCGGCCGTGTGGACGGAAGTATCCCGATCATTGATACGATGGGAAACGGCGACGGACGGGGTAATCACTCGCAGTGGTTCGGTCTTGATGGCAACAATCGGACGTTCTGGGTGGAGTTACCGCACAGGGCGGCATACTACACACGTCACGATGGGAAGCCTCATGTAACGATTGACGCGGCTGCCCTTGGAAATGTCATAAAAGAACAAGTGTTACAGGGGGCGCGGTTCTCCTGTGCCTACGGTATCAATGTTGAGGGAACAATCCCCACCTGGCACGCTTCCGGTGATATCGGTGGCGGACAGAAGGTGATTGATGCTTTTCAGAGCGCAGCATTCGCCGGAGATTACGGGGCAAAAGGACGCGGAGTCTTTGTGCGAATCTTGGGCGGGGTTTACACCGAACCCGGAACGATGTGGTGTTTCGCACCCGCAGATACGATTTTGCCGCATAACATTCGCGAAGGTGTTCCGATTTTGGGAACGACCGGCACTATGAAGGATTATGCCGCGTCATGCGTCCCTTTTGACGGTGCCCATTTCGATGGATTGCATTTTTCGGGGTGGGCAGAAGGGCTGATAAATACTCGCGCGAGGTATTCGCTGGGACCAATAGGGGGATTGAATCCTGCGAGGAGTGCAGAAGCCACGAGTCANNCGGGGGCGAGCCCGCAATTTGTCTATGGGTGCTTACGCCGAGTGTGGCGTTACAGCCCTTTAGGAAGGCGCTGGTCACAGTGTCGTACTCCACCAACGCCACAATCATGCCGCACGGCAACGGCGTGAATGTGTGGGGTGGCTTTAGCCGCATCACCGGACAGCCGCGCGACCGCGTGCTATCGCCCATACGGGAGAAGGCTGTCACCGGACAGCGGTCACGGAGCGGCCGTGTG